GGACGGACAACGGGGGGCGGGGGCGGGGCGGGTGAACTTTTATTCGAACCACCTATACACATGGGAGATCCTCTCTATTTAGACCCCCCAGGAAAAGAAAAGGCGTTGCCCTCACTGCGCGAAATATATCGCACTTGTGAGGACAACTGGAGCAGGAGGTCTCCTATGGTGGGGGGTAATTATCAGAATGGCTGAAAACTGCTATCAAGGAAAAGGGACATCAATAACACTCTCGCCTCGCAGTTCAGCCTTCCTTCGGCGCAAGTAAGAGATTGCCTTGTCCAGGTCTTCCTCCCCATTCTTTTCATCCGCCCTCATCGCATATTTGATCACGTTACCAAGCCAGAATGAGAGCTTGTTTTTCATGATAAATTCCAGGGGCTGTATCTCGTATTGGGCGTAATGATGTGGGTTGTAAACAGTGTCGTTATTCTTTTTATTTCCAGGGAGGTCTCTCAGGTAGTGGTAGTTGGCATCCATAAAATAGGTTCCTCTTTACTATCGTCATAATGATCAGCATCAAGGATGTGAGCCAACCGTGCTTGTGTGAGTGCGTGGTCCGCATCCAGACCAGCCTTGTCATAGGCGGCGACGATAGCCTCCCACTCACCTACATCTTCACCCCTGCCATCAAGGATCTTAGCCGCCCTCTTCATTCCAATTCCTGGGACACCCTTGTAGCCATCAACAGGGTCTCCAGCGATGGATTGCAGCATGTGTAAGCGATGCCCAGCTTCAGGTTCCACAACAACCATTTTCTGTTTGTCCGGGTTCCAATGCTTTCCAGGGATTTGCAGTAGATCCTTATCGATTGTGACAACGCATTTACGGCCCTTGATGGTCTTGTCACTGGTCATGAGGATGCCGATAACATCATCTGCTTCCAGGCCAGGGCGTTTATCACAATCGTAATTTGCTTCAGAGTATGCCTTGAGGGCAGGTAGCATGGGAGGTTTTCGCTGGTCTTTTCTATTCGACTTGTAGCTTGGTTCTAATTTTTTGCGCCAATTCGAAGTGTCGGTGAGACAGATGATTGGATGTGCTTTGAACCGTTCAGTGAAACTTGTGATGATACCATCGAACACGGCTTCAGCATGTTCCGGGTTCTGATCGATAGTGTACTCACCATCCTCCCAGCTACAATGGGTCTCCGTACCCAGAGCAGCGCGGTACAAGAAGATGTCACCATCGATTAGAAGTGTCTTGTCAGTGGTCATGACACTCTCCTTTCGAATTGTTCGGGTGGGGTATTGGAATGATATAAGAGATGCGATCCCCCGCACGGACCTCCATGTCGTGAAGCTCCATTAAGGTTGGGGTGCCTATGGGGGTATCTTCATCTTCGTGGCTATACACCTCGACGTATCCAGTTGAGAAGACGACTGAGAACGCAAAGATGTGCGGCAGTGGGTGATCACCCACAATCTTTCTGCCCTGTCGCTGGATCGATATAGCAAGCCGCGCCCTCGTTTTCCTCAGACCGTGGCTGGGCGTTTAGAATGCCGTACCGCTTACCGGCTGGACGGAACGTGGTGCATCCCTTGGCACCCCCTTTCCACGCCTCCATGTAAATATCCTTGAACTCATCCCATGGTACGTCTTCACCCACGTTGCAAGTCTTGCTAACAGCAGAATCAACAAACTTAGTGGCTGATAGCAAAACTCTTAGATGGTCTTGTACGGAGCAATTGGCAGCGGTTTTCCCAGAAATACCAAAGACACGCTTACCATAGTCCTCTATCACTTCCGTCACCGGGCCTGTTTCCATCTGTATGACACGGCTGGTTGAGAGTGCGAATACTGGTTCAATGCCTGATGATACGTTATCCGCTGTCAGGCTTATTGTCCCTGTAGGTGCGATGGAAAGTAGGTGACTATTGCGGATACCGTGCTCCTTGATACCATCTATGATGCTGGGCGGGAGGCTCCTAACAAACAGGGAGTCGAGGTACTTTTCATTGTACAGTGGGAAAGCACCCTTCTCCTTCGCTAACTCAACAGATGTGCGATACGCAGTGTCTCGGAGGAGACGAAGAACCACCTCCTGCATTTGGATGTAGCCGGTTGATCCATACGGAAAACCTACCGCTTCAATCATGTTGGCTGTGCCCGTCACGCCAATACCTAACCGGCGCTTGTTACACGCTTCGATCTGTTGTTCTGGCAGTGGGTAAATCGCGTCATCGATGACGTTGTCCAGGGCACGGACCATCTCCTGGATGTCAGCGATGAACTTGATTTGATTGAAGACGGGGATCAAGGTGTCACCTTTTTCAAGGTATTTGACAAGGTTCAGGGAACCAAGCAGACAAGCCCCGTAGGGTGGCAGCGGTTGTTCGGCACAGGGGTTCGAGGCGGCGATAGTCTCAATGTACCGGAGGTTATTCCCCCTATTGATATTATCGATGAACAAGACGCCGGGTTCAGCCCAATCCCAATTAGACCGCATGATCTCGTCCCACAGCGCACGGGCACGTACCGCTTTGTAGACCCGCCCATCGAAGGCCAGCCCGAAGTCTGTATCGAACTGCACCGCCCTCATGAAATCGTCGGTGATCCCTATAGAAATATTGAACTGATTCAGTGCATCCCCGCTCTGCTTACAGCGGATGAACTCTTCAATGTCTGGGTGATCGACACGTAACACCCCCATCATCGCGCCACGGCGCATCCCCGCCGACATGATAGTGCGGCAGAGGGCATCGTAGATGGCCATAAAGCTGACTGGGCCAGACGATGGGGAACCCATTGTGGTGATGATGTCGCCCTTGGGGCGCAGGGTCGAGAAGTCATAACCAACCCCACCTCCACGCCTCATGGTTTCCGCTGCCTCTGCCGCGACCCTCATGATCCCGTCCATGCTGTCAGGGATTGAGTCCATAACGAAACAGTTAAAAGGGGTGACCCGCCTAGCTGAACCTACAGCGGCTTGAACCCGCCCCGCAAACAACACCCGTTGCCTTTCAATCGCATCTCGTAACTTATCGAAGTGGTCACTACTATCAGCCAGGGCATCTGCGACACGGGCAGCGAACTCCCTGAAGCTCTCACCATCTTGGCGGTATTTCGTTTTGTGTAACTCCTGTGAGATAGGCAGCGTTGGTCCAGTCATGCGGTGGCGATCCTTTTTGTTTCTTTATTTTTGAGAGGCCGGAGGAGATACATCAGGCGCATCTCCTCATATTCGGGGTAGTCACATGGGTACCCCCCCAGCCTGATATCTGTGGCAGGTGCGGCGACTAACTCTGCGTAGGAACGGAGGTGTGATCGAAGTCGAGTGGCCATCGACGTGGTACTCTGGCCTACGTAAAAGCAACGCTCATGGAGCCAAATTACGTAGACACCGGGGTGTTTGAATTTAGACCAAACGGTATCCACATTAGCCGCTGAGACTTCAAAATCAGTGAGTCTCTGCCCAAGTTTGGCCGACTTCGTAACTACCGGAGAGGGGGCAAGCGAACTCGTAGTGCTCTCCTGCCTTTCGGATCGCCTCACACGCCGCGATCCCAACATCATCTGCTTTGCTGGCATCCATCACCTCTATCTGCCACTCGTCATGCACATTAGCCACGAACTCGTAGTCGATCCCAGGTTGGAGACCCTTACCGATCTGCAAGTCTTGATCTAAAATAACTAAGGCCTTCTTCATCAAGACAGCACCAGTCCCTTGTAAGAGAGTGTTTAGGGCACTGTGTTTGGACCGTGCGTAGATCCGGCGTCCATCTTTGCCGAAAAGAAATCCCGGCTTGTCGATCTTCTCTCGCACCGTGGATACTAGTGTACCCAAGGCAGGTAGATTCTTAGAGAAGGCTTGCCGACTTCGTTTACCAGCGGCCTTTCCCTCACCCAGGATTTCACCCAGTTTGTGGTCACCGGCCCCATAGATAAAGGCATAGAACCACGTCTTCACGAGGTCTCTCCCTGTTTGATCTTGCCCACCAATCTGGTAGGTCTTCTTTGGATCCAACCCTATCGCACGGGCGTTGGTGGAGTGGCTGTCTGTACCGTCTTCCTTCTTACCCTCCAGCACAGTAGTGATGTACGCACCCCCATCGTAACGCGCCATGAACCCTGCCAAGCAACGCAACTCCAACCCCTCCGCATCAGCACCAACAAGTCGGGCACCGGGGGGCACTGTGAATAGTGACCTGCATTCCCTTCCATAAGGCGCACGGGAGGAAGGCACATTGACTATAATCTGGTGTGTCATCCGGCCAGTGACCGCGCCGTTCGTTGACACCCTGCCTCTGATCCTACCGTCTCTCCCAATGTGCTTCAGCCATGCCTTCTTGCCCGTCGCTAAATCTGCGATACGCTTATCCAACATGAATAGCTCTGAGAGTAATTTCGCTTCGGGGTACGGTAGCGATGACAACACCTCTTCATCCACCTTCGCACTACCATCAGGCGTGAACAGCTTCGGGTTCCAGCCGTGCGCCTCTTTCAGACGTGCAGTTATCTGGTGTCGCGATCCAGGATTGAAGGGGATCTCCTTAGTCCGGTACGCGCCAACAACGACACGTTCCTTAACTACGGTAGACCCCTTTCCTTTAATCTCAGACTTTCGCTGATAGGTGTTCCTGGTTACTGGATCGATCCAATGGTCAACAGATTTGGTTGGTATGACATGAGGGGGAAACGTGGACTGAAGCTTCTTGTCCAGTTCCCCCCGCCTCTGCATCAAGGCACCATACAATTCACCAGCCCCGGCTTCATCGAACGCGAAACCAAATTTCTGCTGGCGATTGATGATGGTCTGCACTTGATGCTCCAGTGTGAAACATTCGTTATGCACGAGGTCAGCCCCCCACCGCTCTAACAGCCTCCCCAACAACCCGGCGTTTAGCTCTACGTCATTTATGCAATAGTCGAGCATGTCCTGGTTGAAATTTTCCCACGGATCAAGCCCCTTCGCTTGCATGTCTTTCGAGTAATCGCCCTTGTTGAACCCCAGACGATGGCCCCACGCCTCTAGGCCATGAGAACCTATCAGCCTAGTCGGGAAGCCTGGGTACTTTGATGTACTCCGCATATCCCAGTGTCTCAAATCAGCGAAAACGACACGAGAGATTGTCAGGGTGTCTCGAATAATGCCTCTGGGAGAGAAGTCTGGGTACACTTGTTTGATAGCGGGGATATCAAAGTCGATGATGTTGTGCCCGACAAGTACGTCTGCATCTTCCAACCGTGAAAGCGCGTCGGGAATTGAGTGCCCGGAATAGGTTGATGTTTCACCTGTACCCAAATCTTTAACGACAACGCAATGGATAGTGTCTAACGCAGGGAGTAGTCCGTTAGTCTCCGTGTCGAACAATAATCTATTAGTCATTTGGGTGCTCCGTAGCAAATCGTCGGTATGTACTGTCCAGGTATTTCTTCTTCTGTCCTGGGTTCCAATCCTTGATGGAGTTGGCGTATGCAATCGCCTTGTTTTCGTACTCCCGCCACGCCTTCGTTCGAGATGTTAATCGTGGCCGGTTAGAACGGGCACTCCTCATCGCTAGTATCTCCCTCCGTTGGTTTA